CGCTCCGTGTGTCGGACGTGCTTCGGAGGTCCGGTTTGGTCGCCCGTCCAGTTTTTTCGGGTGGTGCGGTGAGGCGTTGCCTGGCGTGTGGGGTGCTCGGGTCGGGTTCGCTGTGCACGTCGTGCCGGTTGGCTCGTAAGCGGGTGCGTTCGCAACATGCGCGTGAGCTTGGGCCGTGTCCGCAGGATGGTTCCTGTTGGCGGTGCGGTGGTGCTGCGTCGCCGGCGGATCCGTTCACCTGGGATCATGTGGTGCCGTTGTCGAAGGGCGGTGGTCCGCTGTCTCGGCGTGCTCATCGTTCGTGCAATTCGGAGCGCGGGAACAGGATGCTGTGATGCCTGCTCCTCGGAAGTCGTCTACGCAGCCACGGTCGAACGGTACGGCGCCACGGTTGGCGTCGGTGCCAGCGGTGCCGGATGGGTTGCAGCCTCCGGATCTTCCGGATGGGATGTTGGACGAGACGCGGCAGGCGTGGGTGGCGTTGTGGGAGGAACCGCAGGCGGCGCATCTGACTGGTGCGCAGCGGGTGGTGGCTCTTCGGTGGGCTGAGGCGTTCGATGCTTGGCGTCGGGCGCTGGAGGCTGTGAAGGCCATGCCGGTCGTGGATGGGTCGCAGGGTCAGCCGGTGCAGAACCCGCTGATGTCGTGGGTCACGTCGCGCGAAGCGGAGATGGAGAAGTGTGAGCGCCAGCTTGGTATCGGTCTGCGGAACAAGGCGGACCTGGGGTTGACGGTCGGTCAGGTGAAGCTCACGGCGGCGCAGCTCAACGAGATGACCCGTCGGGGGAGCAGTGGCAGCAGCAACGAAGCCGCGGCGGTCGAGCGCCCCGAAGAACTCGTCGAAGGGTGGTCGGCGGTCGAGTAGGCCGGTGACGCCGCCAACGTGGCGTGACTACCTGACGACCACGGCGCAACCAGGCCCGACGCGCGGGTACGAATGCATCGACTGGATCGAAACGCACTGCGTGCATACGAACGACCGGTGGACCGGCAAGCCGTTCGTGATCCTGCTGTGGCAGCGGATGGTGCTGTTGGCGCTGTTCGCTGTGGGTGCTGATGGGATGCGCCTGATCCGGTGGGCGCTCATCGGGATCGCGAAGAAGAACGGCAAAACCGAGCTGTGCGCAGCCCTGGCGTTGTACTTCGCGTTCGGCCCTTCCGGTCCGGATGGGATGCCGGAGCCGTCGGCGCTGGTGGTCTGCGCTGCAGGCAACGACGACCAGGCCGACATGATCTTCGGTGCTGCCAAGACGATGGCGGACCTGTCGCCGACGTTGTCGCAGATCCTCGAAACCTACGAGGCCGAGATCCTGTGCCCGTCGCTGCCAGGGTCGAAGGTGGTGCGTGTCGCCGCAGCCGCGAAGAAGACGAGCTCGACGCTCGACGGGAAGAACATCTACGTCGTCATCTGCGACGAGTTGCACTGCTGGGAGGGCAACGGGGCGAAGGTCGTGTGGGACACCCTCACGAACGGCACCGTGACCCGCCGGCAGCCGCTCGTGCTGCAGATCACCACGGCCGGTTTCGACAAGGACACAATCTGCGGGCAGCAGTACGACTACGGCGCCGCGTGTGCCACTGGCGAAGTGGTCGATCCGGCGTTCTTCTTCTGGTGGGTGGAAGCCCCCGAGGGTGTGGACCATCGTGACCCTGAGGTGATCGCCGCGGCGAACCCGTCGTTCGGTGTGACGGTCCACCTCGAGTTCTACCTTGACCAGCTGTCGAAGAAGACGGAGGCGGTGTTCCGCCGCTACTTCTTGAACTCGTGGACCGAGTCGTCGGAGTCGTGGCTGGAATCCGGACAGTGGGAAGCCCTGTCGGTCGGGCCGTTCCTGTTCGCCCCCGGCTCCGCCTTGTGGACTGGTACGGACGCCGCGACGAAGCATGATTCGACGGCGCATGTGGTCGCCCAGTGGCACGACTGCGACCCGGAGTGCCCTGGCTGGAATGACCAGGACGAGAAACGCAAGATCGAAGGCCGCCCGTCGCGCAAGCTGCGCCTCAAGGCGACGATATGGGAACGCCCGTACGACCCGCGTACCCGCCGCCCCGTTGAGGATTGGCGGCTCCCGATCGCCGAGGTAGAGAACTTCCTGTCCGATCTGGCTAAGGAGTTTGGGATCGGCCCTCGTGCCGTTCGTGCCTGCGGGTACGACCCCGCCTTGTTCGAGCGGTCGGCGCAGCACCTCGAGTTGGAGAAACTCCCGATGGAGGAGTTCCCCCAGTCCGATGCCCGCATGGTGCCCGCCGCCCAGTCGCTGTACCAACTGATCGACGAGAAGCTCGTCGAACACGACGGCGATCTCAAGTACGCCCGCCACATGAAAGCCGCCGTCGCGGTCCACGCTCGTGGCGGGAACGGTGGGTGGCGGCTCACGAAGGGCTCCACCCGCAAGAAGATGGACGCGGCGATCGCCACTGCCATCGTCGCCCGCCTGGCCGTCCTCGACGCCGGCGGGACCGGTGCGGCGGAACCGGCCACCGCGCAGGCAGCCCAGCTGCCGCCGGGCAACTTCTTCCGACCTGCCGGTCGGCTCAAGCTCTGAAAGGGGTGACGATGGAACGGACCTCGAACCTGTTGGCCGCTGTCGGCGCCCTGCTCTTCGTCGCCTGCCTCGCCGTCCTGTTCGGCGTCCCTGTGGCTGGCCTGTGTCTCGGTGTGCTGCTGATGGCGTCCTCGTGGGCGCTGCACCTGCAGGCGGCCCGCGTGGCCGCTGTGGCGCGCCCGAAACGGGCCACTGACTGATGGGCCGCCACTGGCTGTTCCCGCCCGCCCGGGCGACCGAGGCAACCCCGCATGAGATCGCCGTGTCCGGTGCTGCCGGTGGCGGCTACATCGACCCAATCGACGGTGACCGTGGCTGGCGGGAGATCGGCGGCGGACGCCGAGAGGTGCCGCAATGGACGCTCGAACGGGCTCGCACCGCGTCGGTCGCCGCCTACCGAACGAACCCGATGGCCCGCGCGATCGTCGACACCTACGTCGCGTTCGGTGTTGGTGATTCCGGGGTGTCGTTGCTCTGTCAGGACCCACTGGTCCGCCAGGTGGTCGACGCCTGGTGGAAGGACCCGAAGAACCGTTTCGAGGGGCTGCAGTCGGCGATGATGCGCGACTGGATGCTGATGGGTGAAGCCTGCTACGAGTACCTCGTCGGTCCTGCCACCGGGATGGTGCGCTGGTCGCCGATCGACACGGCAGCGATCCTGTCGGTCGACCTGGACCGGGGCAACCCGCTGTGGCCGAAGGCGATCAACCTGCGGTCCGGTATCGGCCTGTCGTCGTTGACGATCGCCCAGGTCGACGATGTGTCCGGGTTGCGTGCCGGGCAGGTCGGGTTTTTCCCGTCGTGGAAGGCGCTGCTGACGGATCGTCGCGGTCAGCCGTTCCTGTCGCCGATCGTTGACGATCTGGATTCGTACGGGATGGTGATGTCGAACCTGATCGACCGCACCGCGATCGCCCGCTACCTCGTGTGGGACGTGACCGTTCAGGGCGGCCAGACCGAGGTCGATGCGTTCGTGTCGGCCCGGGGAGGCCAGCACGCCCCCCAGTCCGGGTCGGTGGAAGTACACAACGAAGGTGTCTCGTGGAACGCGCAGACGGCCGACACCGGCAGCTTCGAGGACACGAACACGCTCGGTAGCATCCTGACGAACGTCGCCGGTGGTGCCGGGCTGGCCCGCACCTGGCTGGCCGACAGCGAAGGCGCGAACCGTGCCACCTCGTTGTCGATGGCTGAGCCGGTGCGACGCCGTGTCGGTGGTGTGCAGCAGGAATGGTTGGGCATCCTGACCGAGATGGCCCGCTTCGCTGTCGATCGTGCCGTCGCCGCCGGTCGGCTGCCTGCGTTCGTCGCGTCGACGAACATCGCCGGTGATCCGATCCAGGTGCGTGCCGCCGAAACCGTCACCGTCACGGGCCCCGAGATCGCGGCCGCCGATTCGCAGGTCACCGCCGCCGTGTTCTTGAACCTGTCGCAAGCCCTCGACCACATGGTGGCCACCGGGGTGCTGTCGCTCGAAGCGTCCGCCCTGGCGGCGCAGAAGGCGTGGGAGCAGTTCGTCGGTCAGCCGTTCCGTCCCGATCTGGCGGTGAAGGCGAAGGGCGACCCTGCCACCGCGGCTGAGGCGCTCGCCGAAGAGATCGATTCCGCGTCCAACGCCAAGCTCCTCCGCTTTCAGCGGGCATGACCCTCCCCAAGGAGATCACGATGAATGACCCCAAGACCCGCGCCGGCGCGTGTGAACTCCTCGGCTGCTCCGACCGTGAACTCGTGTCGATCGACGAGACGCCCGCCGGTGTGCTGTTCCGCACGATCGACGGGAACGCCCTGCTCCTCGTGCCCGACGCCACCCCGGACTTCGGCGGCAAGACGGGCCTGATGTTCGCTCATGCCCCGGTTCTCGACGGTCGCGCCTACTCGGGCGGGTTCCCGGTGTTCACCCCGTTCCCCGACGACGAAGCCGATGCGGCCACCGCGGCCGAGGCTGCCGCCGCCGATGATGGTGGTGCGGTGGTCGATCTGGCCGAGCTCGACAAGAAGCGGCTGATCGCGCACGGCGCTGCGCAGGATCCGCCCGTGTGGCTCGACATGAAGCAGTCGAAGCCGGACATGCTGCAGGCGCTCGCCGATGCGGCCACCGCGGCCGAGGCGCTCGCCGCCGGCGATGGTGGTGCCGAATGATCCCGCGCACCTTCGGCACCTGGACCGCCCGAGCGATCGAAGCGACCGCCACCGCGGTGAAGCCCGGCCAGTACGTGTCGTGGCCCGCATCGAAGGGTGAGGCCAAGGGCATGGTGATCTCGGTGCACCGCACCAAGGTCGTGCCCGGCGTCCCCCACCAGCAGGAAGCCAGCAGCGAAGCCCCCGCCGCCCGAGTGCAGCTGTTCGCGAAGAACGGCTCGAGCTGGGAAGCAACGACCGCGTATCTCGGCATCCCTGTCGGCAAGCTGACCGGCATCGATCCGCTGCCGATCGCCGCGACCGAGGCTGTGGTCGCCGGGTCGTTCGACGCGATCCGTACCGCGGTGCGTGACGCGATCGCCGAACGCATCGAAGAACTCGCCGGTGTGCGCCCGTGGGTATACGTCTACGACCTCGGTGCAACCTGGGCGGTCTACGAAGTCGAAGGTACCGACTGCGACCTGATGATGGTCGAGTACATGATCGACGAGGTGACCGGTTCGGCGGTGCTGGTCAGCGACCCGATCGAGGTGCGCCCCGTCACCCTGTACCAGCCCGTCGTCGAAGAGCAGGGCACCGAAGCCGTCGTTCGCGAGGACAACGGCGCCCGCCTGCTGTCCGCCGCCGGCGCCGCGTCCGATGGTGGCCGGATCTTCCGGGTGCTGATGATCCGCTACGGCGACAGCAAGAACGGTCGCCGCTACCCGGAAGCGGTGATGCGCGCCGCCGCCCCCCTGTACGAAGGGGCGAAGGCGTACGACCATCACCGCACCGACGCCGAGATGGCGACCTCGACGATCGCCGGGCTGGTCGGCACGTTCCGCAACGTCACCGCCACCGCCGTCGGACTCGAAGCCGACCTGTGCCTGTTGCCGTCGGCGGTGCACACCGCTGAGGCGCTCGACATGGCGCTCGCCAACCAGGCCGCCGGGCTCGACCCGCTGATCGGCCTGTCCCAGGACGTGATGGCCCGCTGGAAGTCGACCAGCGACAACGGCCGAATCCTGCAGGAAGCCACCGAGATCCTGTCCGTGAACTCCACAGATGTCGTCGCCAACCCCGCCGCAGGCGGACAGGCAACGCGAATGGTCGCCGCGATGGCG